TTCCCCTCCAGCCGCCGTTACGCTCAGGCCATGACCCTGCTTCCGCTGGCCGAAGAAATGGATCAATTGCGCCGACACACCATTGGCGCTGAAGATGATGAGCAAAGTGCAGCTTACTGGAATGCGATCCATCTGGTGACCCGCGGTAAAATCACGTCCGCGCAGGATGGGCTGTTGGATGTGTTGCGTTTGGACAAGCATGATTCGAAGTCCAGAAAAGTCATTCTTGCGCTGCTGGAGTTGCTCGGCGACGACAATCCCCTCACCCGCGAATACCGCAAAGAGCTCTCTTCAATTTTGTTTTGACTCTGACCTTCGTGCGATGCACCTTTCAGGTGCGTTGCACGTGCAATTGACGATGTGAATTTCGGGTGCTGACGTACAGGTGCGTCGCTCCCGGGTAATGGCTCAACCGGCGTGTAATCCCGCCAGGAGCAACGCACCCGAAATTCTTTATTGCTTCAATTCCAGTAAAGCCCAGGTGGTTGGATCACGGAAATCACGGTTTAATACGCTGGACATCACGCTTTGCTGAATATTCTGGCTCTCACTGTCATTATCATTCAGTGACAGTGCAAAGCCAAACTGTTTGCCGCTTGTCGGTGAAACACCCAGCACGTTCCATGGAATGGCAATTTCCGTGCGGATAATACCGGCACCATAGACCACGGCAATTTTGACCGTAGCTCGCGGGCCAGCGACATTCGATGGATAGTACAGGTAGGTCTCTTTCACGCCGTTGACGCCGCCCTTACCTGCTGAAAAGACCAGTTGGTAGTCATCGCTGTTGAGCTCGTTCGAATTTACATCGCCAACCAAATCAACATCAAACAGCAGTTCGATTGAATCCCCTTTGAATATATTAACGTCGGTCGCGTTCTGGACGTATTTTTCGTCGTAAACTTTAGTTGCCAGGTAAAGATAGGTGTTATCCCAGCCAACCCGGAAGGAACCTTCCAGATCAGCCTTATCCGCAACATTTTCTTTACCAAACACGATGAACTTGGCGGGGTATGCGGTATTGGTCCATTCATCCCATGGGCCGTCAAGGACCGGGGCGGTGGTCATGAAATCGGCGGTGAATTTACCCGCCGGGCGTGGTTCGGTGGTAGGCAGAGGAGTAGTAGTAACCAGCTGCAGAGGAGTGATCGCGCTGGTCGGGCTGGCGGCTGGGGGTTGTGGGTTGTTCGTGCCTGGCACAGTAGTCATCGTGACATCCGGTGCTACGGGCGTGGATATGCCTGGCGCTTTCGTGACAATACTGAAAAGCGCCGTCATGGTCATGTTGGGTGTCGGTACGGAGGAGGTCGGTTGAGCATCGCGACCGGGAAGGTTGCATGCCAGAATAGCGCCAATCAAAATGAGCGATACAAATCCCAAACGTTTGGCTGCTTTGTGCTTCATACCCGTCCTCCTGTTCAAACGCGGCTTTTTGACGTCCGCGTCAGCCGCCCCTTTTCTTCCGAAATAATTTCAATCACCGCTATAATCATTTTAATGATTTATACCATCGGTTGGAAGACACCAGGAACTTTGAAATCCATATGTTAACGCTGTCTGACCTTGAAGTGCGGGTAGTCGTCTTCACCCTGCAAAACAATCAGTTGCAAGTATTGCTCCATCCCATCAGCGACCATGAGCTGTGGATACTGCCAGGCTGCGGGTTGTTCGAAAATGCGAACCTGGAAAGCGCTGCTGCCAGCTGTGTTGAAGGGTTGACCGGTTTAAAAGAAGTTTTTCTCGAACAGCTTTATACCTACAGCGACCCGGATCGCCATCCGCAAGGAAGGGTGGTCTCCGTGGTTTATTTTGCGCTTCTGGCAGCCGGTTCGCTCTCACCGGAACGGATCGAGCAGGTTCAGGCAGCCTGGCAGTCGGTTGGTGATCTGCCGGCGTTAGCTAGCGACCATGCTGAAATCCTGACCTATGCAATCCGCCGCCTGCGCTACAAAATAGAATACTCGGCAGTCGGGTTTGAACTTCTACCTGAGGTCTTTACCTTGAGTGAATTGCAACACACTTATGAGCTGATTTTGGGGGAGCATCTCGACAAGCGCAATTTCAGACGCCGCATTTTGGGGGCTAGAATCATCGAACCGACCCCTGAACGGCGCTCCGGCGAAGGGCGACCTGCACAGCTCTATCGTTACCGTGCAGACGCCGTCGCCGAGGTCAAAGCCCGCCGGTTGTTTCCGTAAGATATTCAACAGGAATAGTATTTGTCATCCGACCATTTTATGGGGTTTGATCTATAAAATGTTCAAACCTTTTGGTAATGCAAGTCATTCCGAGTGATTTCGTCATAAGACGAAGTTTGCCATAGCTTACACCACTCACACATTTATAAATGCAGGTCGTCACAGATTTAAATCTTTGACGAGTCCCGGTAGGATACTACGCTCTCATCATTCCCTGCTTTGCTCACGTTCAACGAAAGGATCAATGCTTCCTGAAAATCCCAAATAGGACTGCGAACCCGGCCAGGATGAGTAAGGTGGGCGTCAAGATCCTCCAGCTAACGCCCAGCAGAGCGATCAAGCCGACCGATATCGTCATCAGTCCAAAGAGCAGCGAGCCAAAGCCGCCGATGGCAGCCTTACCGCCGCGCAGCATGCAGACCAAACCGCCCAACAGCGCTCCCACCCCTGGAATCAGGATGGCAACTGCCCACCAGCGGAAGGGGTCAAAAACGGCTGGAACGTCGTAAATGCCAAGGTTCTTGGCTAAAAAACCGGCGCCAAGGAACATCGCGCCCAAGCCAATCCACAACCCAATATTGAGTATCCCCCCGACTCCAGTGGGCGCTTGGGTGCCGAAACCTTCCAGGAAAATTGCCAAACCGGAAACCAGCACCATCAACGGCCACCATTTTGACCAGTCCAGTCCGAAGAGGAACATGAGCGACAGGGTCACCAGAATCAGCCCGCCGCCCAGCCCGGCGCGTACCGCAGCACCAAACCTGCCAGAACGTTGTAGTTCCGAAAAGCCGCCGCCGAGGGACGCCAGCGCCGGAACCAGAATGAATAAGGCCCACCAGTTATAGCGGGCGCCAAGCCAGCCAACCTGTTGGGCGAGAAGTATGATACCGCCAATGATGAAAACCAATCCCCAGATCCAACTGCTGCGTTTTTCACGCTTTTCCGGTAACCGTGTTTGCGTTTCGACCGACTGTTGATTCATAGCACCCTCCTACACATCTCGCCATGCCTTGATTTCATAGTACTGTTAAATAAATACGAGTTCAAGCTGGAAAAGGTTGCTTAAAATGTCAAACGCCCGGGAGGGGCGTCATCTATACACATAAATTCTCGCATTTTTATTGATTATATCATTGTCGTTTACGCATTGTTCCACGCATCGATATCTGCAAACAGATAGTTCGCAGCACTAACGCTCAGCACGAATCCCGCCCGCGTCGGCGTGAATGCGAAATGCGGCGCACCGGTGGAGCCTAATAAAACAGTTGGTATTCCCGGCCCGAGTAAATAAAAATCCACATACCAGTCGCTCCACTGGGTGCCAACGACGTATGGATACAACGTGGCCCAGGGGATCGGCGCCGGGTAGTTTTTCAGCAGCGTTTCGGTCGCCGCACCCCCTCCCGTGCGAACTTTCTTCAGCAGAGAGAATGACCCGTCAGACTGTGGCGCGTGATAATACTCGGCATAGTTGTTATCGCTGCCATCATCGATCCGCCAGCCGACGTAGTTCGCCGCTGACAGACGGTACACCGGGCAGAGCAGATAATAATTTCGCGCGGTCGTGATCGCTTTATACAGGAACGACCTGGATGCGGCCGTGTACCCGGTCCAGCGCAATATCGTGTTATCTACCAGGGTGACCGTTGGCGGGGTGACAAATGGGCTGGCCGCCCACGCCCAGCCACTGGGCAGGTTGGCTCTGAAATCCTCGCTGAACACTCGGCCGCGATAAAAATGATTTTCCCACGCAGGCTGTCCGCTCAGCACTGTTTGGACCTGTCCCTCCGTGCCAATCGGCAGCCTGGATGGATCGTTGGTGGCGCCGGAAATTGTGAACGTGCGCGTGTCGCCATAAATGGCGACCGTGGATGCGCCGGTTGCGTCGCTGGTGAGCACATATCGTCCGGTCGTGACCAGAGTGTCGACCATCGATGAGGTGAATTGTTGATCGTGCCCGGCGACTGAGTCGGTTGCCATCGTTTTTTCCTGCGACCACAAAATCTCCCCGTTGACGCTATCCCGCCGCAGCCGGACCATCACTTTTTTCTGCGTCCCGAGCTGGCTCATGCTGACCCAAACATTCCAGGCTATGGTTATGTTCCCCAGTGGGTTCGGGATCGTCAGATCGCAGATCGGAATGATACGTTCGGTGCTGGACGGGCTTTCGTTTATGATCTTATTGCCGGTTGCATCCGAGTTGGCCAGCGCCAGGTTTGCCGGTTGGTAGATCATGTCGCCCGCGGTGGTCATCGGATTGATCATGTAGTTGGCCGTGTCGATCTCAGTAATTTCTTTCCACACCGCCGCGCCAACTGTCGCATCCAGACAGATGTAGGCTCGTTTGTTGGTTATATCGAGCCACACGCTGTTGGCTGAAAAACCGTCTCCACTGTCGTCATATATTGTTGGAGCGGTTATTGCATCCGTTTTATTCAGCACCGGCGTAACCCAGGCCGGTTTACCGCTGACGAGTGTCAGGACATCGCCATTCAAACTGGCGGGTAACCGCCCCAGCCCGGCGATCGCAACCGCGCGGTACAGCCGCCACTCGAAAATTTTCCAGGGGCCGGTCCCGCCGCTATCTGCATAAATGCGGTAGTATCGGTGGGCGCCGACATGCGTTCCGCCCGCTGGGTTGTAAACCTCCTCATAACTGGCGGAACCTCCGTATAGGGAGGACTGCACGTACGTCACGCCATCATCGCTGTAGTATAAATACCAAATGGCCGCACTGGCAGGATCCTCAGACTGTACTAGCTCACAACTCCACAACTCAACCGCTGCCCCCAGATCGACATCGATATAGCTGCCTGCAACGGGGGACACCCCCGCCTGCCAATAGGTCGTCAGCGACCAGTCAGTGACATATCCAACCTCGTGACCAATGACCTCAGATGAGGCACTGAGGCTGGCGTAATTTAGATTAATTGCGTTTTCGCCCTTGATCAGATCGGTCGCATACTCGCGAAATATTAGGTCTCCAATTGCGGTGGTCGGATCGATCATCCCGCTGCCTCCTCCGCCACTCGACCCATCTGCGGAGTGGTTGTGGATGATCGGGTAACGTAGATCGATGATGTCTGTGCTGTTGCGGTTTACCGCGATGGAATCCTGCCCGTAATACAGCCGCACCGCCGCCAGGACCATCAGCGTGTCGGCTGGCGGGGCAGGGATGTCCGATAGAGCCAGCGCCGTCAGGTCCATCTCAGCGCCGCGCGTCATCACAACCGCGCCTGCCTGATTGATCGATATCAACACATAAACTGCCTTGCCGACAACGTTGGTTCCCTCATAGGTCATGTCCAGTGTTTTCGGGATCGGCATACCAAGGGCATTGGTGTCTGCGATCAACAAATAATTCAGCGACCCACGGATGATGCCTGGATAGATGGCAACCGTCAATCCAGAAAACGGGAAAACCCGCAGTGGCATGAACTGTGGCAATTGCACTTTGACGACGTCCGTTCCGCCAATCGGGCCAGTGCCCATATACTCATGACTGGCTGCATGCGCCGCCACTCCTGGCTGCGGTTGTGAGGCACTGGTGCCGTATCCCACCCGCTGCCCCAGCACCTGTAGCACATCCGGCTGGTGCGGCGTGTACCCTACCCAAACCTGTAAACCGGCGATTTTTGGCGTGGTCAGACATAGCGCCACCTCCACCGTCTGCGCCACCTGCACGTACACCATACCCCCGCCCGCGTTGACCTGGCCCGAAAAATCGCCCAAAACGCCCGGCATGGCAGGCAGAGCATCCTGTTTTTGGTTTAACCGATCGTTGAATTCGCGTCGTAAATTTTTCATATCATCCTATCGGGCAGACATTCCAGAGTAGGGTTTGTGTGAGGTGCATTCGGTAGGTCGCTGTCGGCAGCACCGTCAAAAACTGGTGCGATCGGATCAAAAATGCAGGGGTATTCGCCGGGATGAACGCGCCGATGTTGATGTAACTGACTGCCTCTATCCCGGGCGTCGCGGTAAACTCATGTTTTTGGGTGAGGTAGGACAACACATCATCGTTCGGCCCCTCCTCCCATGATCCCTGCCCGGCGAAACTGCCGTGGGCATACGCCTGGATGTCACCCGGCGGCGTGACCAGTTGATAGCCGTTATGCCGGATGCGCAGTGTTTTCCCGTTGAACTCATAGTTCTCGCCGAGTTTGATCTTATTGATGATGCCGCCGTTCATGAATTCGCCGAAAGGCCAGACGCCGGTCGAACTCGCGATTTCAACATTCATCAGCACCGCCCAAATTCCAGCCCCGTAATATCCCCACTTCAGATCCCCTGGGTAGGATATCGGCCACCAGAAATGGCTGGTCTCACTGACTGCCGATACAACCGTCGGCCGCACCAGGTCTGCCAGAATGCGAATGCGCAGGTAGGCAATCGGCGTGGCGGCCGGCGCATCCAGATATCCGCTGCGCACCCGCAGGTTGGTAACCGGGTTGTGCACGCCGGTCGCTACCACCGCGCCGCTGGCCGATATGCCCTCCACCTCATACCAGGCGTCGTCTGCTGTTTCCTGCCACACCCCGTTGACCAATTTCTCGAAAATGCCGCGCAGCTCATAGGTGGTCCGATTGCCATGGGTGCTGGTACGGATCACTACCGCGATGCCGCCGGTCGCGATGTAGGTGTCATCCACGCTGATCATCCCGCTGATCGGCACGACGTACGGTCCGTTAGCGGGCGCATCGCTCGGGCAGGTAGCGCCCGGTGAGATCGGCACCTGCGGCTCACCGGGAATATAGTCCGGCGGTGGCATACCGGGCGCCAGCGGGGTCAGCGCGGGCCAGTTACCCCAGCCCTCGAAATCTGGGATGTCGAAACCGATGTCGCCGTCGCCGATCAGCGGCGGCGGTGTGATGATCACCGTCTGGCCGTCGATCGCCCCGGTTCCGCCGCTCTCGGCCTCGCACTCCAGTTGCACCGTCAGATGACCGCTCTCGGCATCGAACTCATACGACACCCGCCGCGGTAGCAAATATTTTGACGTCCACGTCAGCCCGCGCGGGGTATCGCCCGCCGCCAGCGAGAGCGCGATCCGCTGTCGCGGCGCAATGCCGATCATTCGGTCGTTCTGCCCCAGCTCCAGATCCACGTTGGGGAACTCGTTGTTGAGCCAGGCGAAATAGTTTCCGGCCAGCGCGTTGGCATCCGCCTGGTTGTCCAGCAGCAAATTCTCCACGCTCTGCGCCGTGCCGTACAGTGTAAAAACTCCGCCGCGCGCCCAGCTCATCAGCGGCCCGCCGGTATCGTCCTGGATGCCGCTCAACTGCAGCATGGAACAGCGCCGTACCGTGGCGCGCGCCACGTTGATCGTGCCGCTCCAGTCATCCTGCGTGATTTCCTGCACCACCGGGATGCTCGCCCGGGCGGCAGTCGCCAAAAACTGGGTGTCGATCTGGCAGAACAATCGGCCGTAGCGATCGCATACCGGTTTGGCCAGAATGGTTTGGAAACCCAGCGTCTCCAGTTGTGACCAGATGCTGGTTGCCGGTGCTTCCGCCACCGGCAGGCTGCGCGTGTCGCCTGGTAAAAATGCGTCCATGCACAGGCTGGCTGTGCTGCGCCAGTGCAGCAGGTGCCACAGGCCATGATCCACCGTCAGCCCCTGCAATTGCGTCCAGGCGGTTGCCGCCGCGCTGGTGCGCTCGATACCTACCGGATAGCCCGGCATTTGCTCCAGCCAGTAATGCGGCCCCTGCACGGTAAATTCGGCCAATCCGTTGTCGGAATTTACCGAAATGCTCTCGCCCTCGATCCAGCCGCTGGCGAGGATGTTCTCATGGCCGGTTACCGGCCCCAGGCTGCCTGCCGCGCTGCCGTACCAGTCTCGCGCGAACAAAATCACCCGCGCCCGGTCGCGCACGTCTGCAATTGCAGCCTCGGCGAACATGCGCACTGAAAATTCCCAGCCGCCGCCCTCGTAACTGCCCGCGCAGCTCAGCAGCTCGAACTGCGTCACCGGCGGCGCCGCGTCCGAGAAAACGCGCACCGTGCGGTAACCGGTCGCCGTTACACCGTTGGCCGCCGTCACCAGGCAACTTACCCGGTAGGTGCCCGCCGCGTTGTAGGTAATGGTCGGCGTCGCGGTATTGAGATTCAGGGTGGCCGATGCCCCCGGCGCCGCCCACAGGTAGCTGCTGATGGTCGATCCCAGCACCCAGGATCCGGATGCATCCGGCAACAACTGCACCGTCCCGCCGGTCGGCAGCCACAGCACCGCATCCGGGCCTAAAACCGGGTACGGCGCCAGCAGCGCGTGCTGGTCGCTGTAGCCGATGTCATAATCCATGTAGGCCGTCGGCCCCGCCAGCCGCAGGTGTCGCGGCCACAGGCCGAACTCGTCCACCACCGTCAGATAGTCGTTGTCCGCCCAGGCGATCTCGCTGGTCTCGCCGATGTAAAAAACCGTGGCGCTGGGCGTTTTGCGGATGCGGTACAGCCCCTTGTCGTAGCCGCCAGCCGCGCTGCCAACGTACAGCGTCATGCCGGGCAGAACGGCTGCCAGCGTACCGGTACCGGTATCGTAGGTGATTTCGGCAAGCGGGTCGTTGAAGGTCGTCTGATTGACCCTCGCGCTGTAAACCGTTGCCGGTTTGAGGATGGCTAAAAATAGCTCCGATTTTTGGCCATCGGAGCGCAGTTTGACCAATTCGTCCGCCGTTATCGCCCGCGCCATTACACCACCTCGATCAGGTGCCGGAATTCAAGCGTGAAATCCGGATAAATCTCGACCGTGGGCTCCTCGCCCGCTGGCCAGATCATCACCGCCCGGAACGTTTTATAGCTCAGATCGTTGACCAGCGTTTTGATGTACACCTCAGCCGATTTGCCCGTGCAAAATGTTCGCAGTTTTGTCCTTTCGGCCTTTTCCAGATGTCCCCAGATCCAACTGGCCGTGGGATAACCCATCCCGCGCACCTTGCCGTTGGCCAGCTCCACCTCGGCCGAGTAATCGCTGTAGCTCCAGTCCGGCGGGATCACCGGCGTGGACAGGCTCTCCAGGTTGAGCATGCCGCCCTGGGTCGCGCCGATCTCGAACGAGTATCTAGCCACCGAACACCTCCCCGAGCTGGACTGCCAGGTCCCGCCGGATCGCTTTGCGGTCCTCGGAACTCAACCGGCTGTCGAAGCGCCGGTTATCGACGTAGTTATAGTTGTTACCGCCCGCGCCGCCTCTGGCCAGTAGCGCCAGCATGTTGTCCTGATTAAGTTTTTTGCCTGCCAGGCGTTCCGCTGCGCTGGTAACGTCCGGACGTAACACAAATTCGCCGCGTTTCATGCGGTACAACCCGTCGCCGGTGTAACCGCCGCCGTGCCGCGTTGGGATGGCCACGCCCGCCGCGCTCATGGCGGCGCGCAGATCGGCCAGCATGGCCTGCGTGAACTGGGCGCGCAGCTCGCGCTCCTTGGCCAGTCCATCCGCCAGGTCGCGCAGTTGATCGATCATCGCCTGGCGTCGTTTGACCCTGTCCTCGTTGTACTGGCGCGTCAGTTCGGCCTGTTGCTGTCGGTACTGCTGTTCTGCCTGCCGCCGCTGTTCCTGGTAGGCGGCTGAATTGTCGGCCATCTGCTGCTGGAATTGCGCCAGTCTCTGTTCGCGCTGGGCGGCAAACTCTGCCGCCTGTTCGGCCTGCTGGATGGCAAAATCCTGCGACCGGCGCGCTGCCTCGACGGTATAATCCTCCTCGGCCCGCCGCCGCTGGCGCTCATACTCGCGCGTTGCCTGCACCAGCCCCAGCGCATCCCGTTTGCCGATCAGATCCTCCATCGTCTGGGAGTTGTCCTCCTGCATGCGCTGCATCTCGCGCTGGAAATCCTCTTCGGCGCGCGCCACCTCAGTGCCGTACGCCCGGGCGGCCTGCATGCGGCTGCGGTAGTAATCGCTCTCGGCCTGTTTCTCCAAGTTGTAGAACGCCCGCATCGCCTGGGATTGGTTGCGGTTGTATTCCGCCTGCGCCTGTGCCTGCTGCTGCAGGTAGTTTTTGCTCAGCTCCACCTGGCGCTGCCGGTATTCCACGGTCGCCTCGCGCTCGGCCTTGGCATAGTTCAGATAGGCACGCATTTGCGCCTGCGCCGTTTTGCTCAACGCGCTGGAGGCTTTTTCAGTCTCGTCAGCCACCTCCGGCAAAACGCCGGTCAATTTCCCCATGGCTGCGCCCCATTTATACGCCAGCTCCGGCCCGCCCAGCATTTTGCCCCACATATACGCCAGCGACGTCTGATATTTCCCGAGGATCTCGCCCGCGCTGTCCCGTCCGGTTGCCTGGGCAATGGCGTTATAACCGGTCACGCCCAGCGCAATCCCTCCGGTCGCCAGTCCGGCTGCCGCGCCCAGGCCAGATCCGGCAATTTTAGCTGCAATCCCGGCGCCCCTGCCCGCGACCGGACCCATGGCGAGCAATTGCACCGTGGCGATTAATCGCTGCACCTGCGCGATCATGGTAACCACTGTACCGGCGCCCGCCAGCCCTACGCCCACCGTGAGAATGCCCTTCAATAAATCTGGATTTTTTTCGATCAATCCCGCGAATTTATCGGCCAGATCTGCGCCCTTATCCAGCAGCGGCAGCATAGCCTCGGTCGTCTCCCGTCCGATGCGGATCTGCGCATTTTTCAATCGTTCCGATGATTCCGTCCATCTGCGCGAGGTCGCCTCGCCCTGCCCGACATACTGGTTGTAACTGCGTACTGCCAGTAACAGCGGTGCCACGATCGCCGCGCTGGCCATCGCCAGCGTGGAGCCAACCTGCTGCAATTTCTCGGCGCTCTCGCGCATGGCCATCAACCGCCGGCGCGCATCCTCCGTCGACATGGAGGTTTTGATCAGTCCCTTATCGATTGCCTCGACGGCTTTTTTCGCCTGTTCCAGCGTGACCTGGTCGACGGCAAAACGCAGTTGAGCCAGGAGTTCCTGCTCGGTTAGGTTTTTCATGTTTGTTTTTTTATGATCTCCAGATCCGCTGACAGTGCAAACAGGTCGTCCATCAACCAGTCCGGCTGAGCCAGTAACTCGCTGGGCAGGTGCCGCCAGCTGGTCGCCTCCATCCACGTAAATACGCGCCAGGACAAATCGGGGTTGTTGAGCTGGAGTACCGGCGCCAGATTGCCAGACCCGGCCTGCGTTTTATGAGCGAACGCATGCAGGCGCCGCCGGGTCTCTAAACTTTTTTTTGCGTGGTCTCGTCGACCGGCAGCTCCAGCCAGTGCGGGTTGAGCGTGTAAACCAGCGTGCCCCAGCGTTCCAGCAGCGCATCCGGCAGCTCGAGGAAGACCTCGAACGTCAGCGGATCCGGCAGCCCCTGGCTCTTCGCCAGGCAGGACACATAATCCGGATAGCTGACCAGCCGCAAAATGTGCGCTGCCTCGTCCTGCTGCACCGGCGCCATTTTTTGGGCGTCCTTGGCATCCGGCTGGAACGCCTCATTGCGCAGCAACTGGCGCCGCATGCCCATCAGCGCGGTTGCCTCGGATACCGTCACGCTGATCTCGCCGAACTCAACGGTCTCAGATCTCATACCACACCGTGATGATATCGGTCACGAGCGGCGCGACGGTGAAGGTGATTTTAGTGACAGTCGGGGTCATGCCGGTCGTGATCTTGACGCCGTTTTTATAAACCTCGATTTTGGCTATACTGAGCGCTGGTTCGCCCACCGGAAACAGGAAATCGACCGCCACTCCATCGCCCTTGAAACCGACCACCGCCGGTTTTCCTTCGCTGTCATACTCGAAAATCCCGGCATCCACGATGCCGTCATCCACCGCCGTCAGGGTTTTGCCCCATAGCCGCTGCGTGGCCGGGGTGGGCGCAATCTGGTAGCTGACCTCGCCCGGGTTATCGTTCATCGATCCCGGCTGCAGGACGCAGCGACATTTTGGGATGATATAGCTGTGCCAGGTGAGCAGCCCGGTGTCCAGGTCCTGCGATTGCTGGTACAGCATCAGCGCCACCGTGGGTTCATATCCCTGCTGGCTGGTGACATGCGGAAATTCTTTGGCTTCGCCAACCGTCCCCACCGGCACATTGGCCAAAATCGATTGGATGTCGAAACGATAATCCGACACCCGCAGCACCGCCGAGGCCACCTCTTTGGTCGGCAAAATGGCAGTGCGCAGCACGCGGTCGGCGCCCGGGTGCGGGATGATGCGCGCCTGCGGGAAGGTCAGGTCGAACGCCAGCGGGCCTGACCAGCGCAATCCGCTGTACGCCGTCACCGCGCCGGCCTTCGGACGCCCGGTGGTATCCAACTCGTACACGGCGGCAAAACGCATGCCAACCGGTAAAAATTTTCCAGTTCTTGCGGTCATAGCTACTCTCCTTGATAGGTGCGCGGCTCGAGGGTCTCGACCTGCAGCCTGATCTCAAATCCGATGAATTTCCCGCCCCATTCGGGCAGGATGACGATACCGCTGTCGGACATCACGCGCGCATTGCGCACATAGGCCGTGCGGTTCAACAACGGAAATTTCCGGTAGTGCTCGATGGTGGTCTGCAGCAGCGGGCGTATCTGATTTTCGCGCGTGCTGGGGTTGCCCTGCCCGGTCGGGATGACCGCCACCTGCACCCGGTAGATGCGCGTGGTTAATACCCGGTTGGGTCCATAAACGCTTTCGTTATGGCTGGCCGACCCCAAAAACGCATACAGCGCGGGCATATGCGCCGTTTCTACGGCCACCGGCGGCGGATTGAACGCCGTAACAATCCCCGGCGCCAGCGCGCCCACCGTTTTGATCCCCGCGCACACCTCCTCGATGATGGTCGTCATAGCCGCACCTTATGCGCACCTAAAATCCGTGCCACGTCGATCGGGATGCTGGTAGGCATGGTCATCACGCCCGATCCCATCACGTAGGAGTGGTCGAACTGGTCGGCGTCCTTCTGCACATAGCGCCATTTGACTAGCCGCATGCACACCTGGCTGATCGTCCCCGACGTCTGGTAAATGGATATCGGTGTGGCCAGCGCATGCGCCGCCGCGCTGGTCCCGTTTACCGCCCGCTCGACCGTCAGTTTTTTGCCGACCGCGTCGATCTCCTCGAGGAGCATGAACTCATCCTCCAGTTTCAGCAGTTGGCCGACCTCATAGTCCGCGGCATCCGTGATATTGATCAGCACATCCCCGATCAGCACGTTGGCCACCTGCACCGTATCGACCGCCCGCCAGGCCTCGGCATAGCGTTCGTGATAGCCCCACAGCCCGGTCAGCGCAATCGCCTGTTCCGGCCCATCCTCTGAATCGAGCCATACAGTCCCGGCGCGCAGTCGCACCCGATTTTTGGGATAGAAATTGGCCGGTTCCAGCACGTAATCCGTGCTGGGGATCGCGATCCCGTCGCCGTTTTTGAGTTCGATGATTGCCAGCAGGTCATCGTCCAGCCGCAGCACCGGGTTGGTAGCTCCCGCCAGCAGGCTGGCATCGTACACGCCGAACAGTGTACCGCCTGCCGACGGAGTGTTGAACACCCGCGTTTCCCGGCGCACGTCGAAGCGGCGCTCCTTCCACCACTCCACCAATCGCGCCGCCCAGCCGATGAAATCGACCAGCCGGTCGTCATCGGACGTGTTGATCGCCCCGCCGATATACCGTTTGACCATGGCCAGCGTGATGTAGTTGTACATCGGTTACCCCAAAAATGGATTGGACGGCGGCGTTTTTTTAGCGGTTCTGGCTGCAACCCTGGCCTCGCGTTTTTTCGCAGCGGCTGCCGCTCTGGCGGCTTTTTTGGCCGCAGCCGCGGTCTCGTCCTCAGCCGGAGTCAGGAGCTGGCCGTTGCCGTCCGCAGCCATCTGCTGGGCGTACCACTCACGCGTCTCCAGCAGATCGCCTGCCTGGCACTTTTGCGCCCGCAGCTCCTCGTTCATGTACGTCCCGGCGACCTTGATTTTGATCTGCATGTTGCCTCCGATCTCCAATGGGGGCGGTTGCCCGCCCCCTCTCGGATTTCACAAAAGTTTTTATCCGGCGACCACAACCACGGCGCCCTTGTCCGCTCCCTGGGTCGCCGGGGCTGGCCCGTTGAGCCCAAAGAACGTAATCGCGCCGAAATCGTTGATCCCCGCCGGGCCGGTCAGCGTCAGGGTCACATAGTTGTACCCGTTGTTGATGTCCAAACGGGCGGTCTGCACCTCGATCAGGTACCACTTGCTATCCCCGGTCGCCGCAATGACGACCACCGCGTCGGTCACGTTCTTCAACGCGCCGTTGATCGTGGCGGCCTGCTGCACCTGGCAGGTAATTTCCGAATCCAGCACGCCAGCCTCGACCAGGAACGCGAAGCGCTCGAACTGGCTCACGTCGATGAACGCGCCGGAGGCGGGGTAGGATGCCGCAGCCAGCGCCACCTCCACGTTGAGCTGCACGATTTTGGCAGCTTCACTGAAAAGCTCATTTACACGCATGATTCACCTCGCAAAATTTCCGGTGGGGCGGCCATTTCAGCCGCCCCGGTTGATTTCAGGAATTACAGATTAGGCTTCAACCTTCTGCACCGCAAACATCCATGGTTTTTCCAGCTTGCCGCCGATGCGACGTCGCACATGGAATTCGATTTTGTTGGGGCCGGTGCCCGAGTCCATGAAGCGCTCGATGCTCATTCCCAGCCGTTCGACGATGGTGTAGCCACTCATGTCTGCAAACAGCAGCGGGAAGGCATTGGCGGCTACGTCGGGTATGGCACCCGATTCAGAGATGGCCCTGTTCAACAGCTTTTCCGTCTCGGACATGTCCGGGAAGACGAATTCGCCGGTGGCCACGGTGACCAATTGCTCGATCGCGCCGTAGGTGTCACTGTTGCCGACAAATCGGGCTGATTTGCGGTACTGGCTGGCTACGCCGCGCTTGAGCGCCTTGATGCCAGCTGCAGTCAATGCAGCCGCAGCGCCAGACTTGACTGACTTGAGGGCGTGGGCGTTGGCACCACCTGGCAGGATCCCTTCGGGTTTGCCAGCGCCGTCACCGACTAAGTCGGCTTCGTCCTCGTCGATGGCAGCTGTGATTGCGATGTCTTCCTCAACCAGGCTGACCAGGTTGGCCGCATCCTCCACCAGCGAGCGTGAGAAGGGTACTTTGTAGGTGTAAATGTGTGCAAACACCGGCACCATTTGCAGCTTGAAATTTTTTTCCACCGGGGTCTGTGTTTCAGTCCCCCACTGGCCGCGCATCAGGCCGATCCAGCGGTCGCTATCCCCAACGTACTGCGGGATCTCGATGCTGTTGCTGTTGATCAGCTGCACCACGCGAGCGCCGCCGCCGCGGACTGCGGTCAGCCCAGGCAAACGCCGGTCGATTTCGCTCTGCACATTCGGGGGCACCGCAATGCCACCCAATTCGCCAATCGCTTCCACCTGGGTGGCTTTGATCGTGCGGGTATCGAAACCCTCGCGCACCAGGCGGGTGACCTGGTCGATGGGGAAGTACATCGCTTTGAGCGATTTGTACTCTGCACTGGTGAGGGCTCGCTCGCCGCCGCGCAGGTAGCGGCCAAAGGCCACGTTTTGTTCGTGGATGATTTGGGGATAATTCTGTCCGATCACGTCAGACAGAATAGCTTTTTGCGCCTCGTTCTCAGTGGCGAAACGCAGCATGTGGGCGGCGCCTACCGCTTTGGCGGCGCGTTTGGCTTCGTCATCGTCGTCATCGTCTTCCTTGGCGGGAGCGAATTGGAACGGCGGACGGACAACCGCTTTCTTGGCGGCGGGTTTCTGACCTGGCAAAACCACGTCGTAGTCCAACGCCTTGAGTTCCGTGGTCAGCTTCGACAGCGGAATGGATTTGAGTTCCTCGCCAGCCTCGTCAGTGACGGGGGCATCGGTGGGGGAAATGGCCATGCCAGCCATGCCAAGGACTGCGGCGAGCTGTTCATATTGCTCGGCGGTGAGTCCCGGCACAAGTTTCTTGATTGCAGTCAGGATGTCCATAGATTTAACCTCACGTTTGTTGGATCCCGTTGACGTCCGGCTGCTGGCGCGGTCACCTCGATTTGTGCCGCCTCTGCCGCCGCCGCTCTGGTCGCTCGGGTTGGTTGATGAACTCTCTTCGAGCAGTTTTTTGACTGCTGAAAATTCTTTGGATAATGCCTTCAGCGCCCGCAGGGTGTTACCCTGCAGCATTTTCGGCTCGGCTGGCATGACCGTCAGCGTGTCGCGCATCAACGGCCAGGCCACAATCGCGCCGTCTGCTAACTTTTTGACCTGTTCGGGCATTGCCTCGGACGAGTTGCCGATCAAACCTGCCTCGATCAATTCGTCCACCAGTTGGATGTAGCGTTTGCGCCGGTTCAAAACGCGTTCGACAAAAATCCCTTTTTCATCGCGCCGGGCCGTGTTCCAATCGACATAGCCCAAATTTCCATTTTTTACGCTGGGAAACCCGTCGATGACGTCTGGATCATCGCCGTGCTCGAAATCGACCTCCAGCCGTCCCTGACGAGTAAACGGCGATTCGACCTCGACTGTCGAAGCAAAATATTCGCCCAGAGAACCATCCAGATTTTTGCCCTTGTTCATAAATTCGAGATCCCGCGAGTTGAACAGGACGATATAATTTCCGACCCGTATTTCGGAATCGGTTTTTGAAATGGATTTCAGTGCGTTGTCGAATTTAGGCATGGATTTCTCCCGTTTTAGCCGCCTGTTGGATACGTTCCCTGAACTCCGGCCAGAATTTTTGTTCGAATTCATCCCAGGCGCCCTCCTCGCTGGCGTTGACCACATCCTCGAACTGCCACCAGCGATCCACATGCACCTGCGCCTGGAATTTTTGCCGTCCGCCGTGCATTTTTCCCGGGAAATCCTCTCCCACCACCCACGGCGCGTACGCCAGGTTGGTGCCAAGCTCGCCGATCACCGCATTGCTCTCGATATCGACGGCCTCTGTAAATCTGCGCCCCAGCATGCCGGTGCGCTTGTAGCTCGAGCCCGGTATCGCCGGCGGATAATCGGGCAGCTCGCCGTGCAGAAAAATCAGCGCATCCACCATCGCCGGTTGCGCCGCATCCAGCGCCAGCTCCGGCAGCATCTCGATCATCGTCATCAACTCCTCGGTCCCGTAATAGATGAATTCCGGCATTATTCCGCCTTTTTCCCCAGGTGCGGCCCCTCGGATATCACCACGCGGTGCAGATCGCGGCAGCCGTCCACCGCTCCCCATGGGGTGGTCAGCGGCTGGGTGCACACCCGCTCATCCCGCGCCGTGTACCATACCAGAACTTTCGTTCCATCGCTCATTTTCCATGGCTGCAGGTAACAGCGGCATTTCACGTGCGCCGCGGGTTTGTATGCCGCCGGTGCGTAACCCGCCTGCTGCCAGCTCATCGCGTTGGCCGCCGAGAAACTGTTGGTGGCCTCGGTAATCGCGATCGTTTCGGCGCGTTCCGGGCTGAAAATCCGGCTGCCCTCCTCGGTCAGGCTGCCGATGCGCTGGGTCAGGCCGTCCAGTCCCTCGCCGGTCTGCGACCACTGCGCCACCTGCTGGCCGATCTCGCGTTTGGTGGTATCCATCACGCCCGTCACCAGCTCGCCGGCGTGCCGTTTGGCCCAGGTCGCCACCTGTTCGTTGGCAAGCTCCCAGTTGACGCTGATAGCAGTTTTACCCAGCGTCGCCTGCACCCGCGCCACTGCCTGTTTGGTCAGCTCAAGCAAGACCGGCTCAATGGTGCCCTGCAGTTGAGTGGCCATCGCCGTCCACAGCGCCGCATCCTCCAGGCTGGCCGGATCCCCGTTTTCGCGCAATTTGCTGATCAGCGCATCGGCCTGGTCGCGCAGCACCGGCGCCAGTTCGGCTGCCAGGCGCTCTTCGTAACTGGACCACGGCCGCCACGAGCGGATCACATTTTTGCGCGCCCGCTCGAAAATCGTTGCCACATCCTCCGCCTGACTCGCGCAGGACAGCCCATCCGAAATTAACTCGGCCAGTGATGGCTCGATGGCGCTGGAGGTAAACCCAACCGCTGCAGACTGCCCCAGTTTGAGGGATTTCACCGCCTTGGCCCGCCAGTTGCGCAGGTCCACCTCGCGCAAAGCGCGAGCGGACTCCATCAGCGCGTTGTTGGGTTGTGGCAGCACGTCCGCCATAAACCCGTCCTCCAGCCCGGCGGACGGCGCGCCAACCTGTCCCTCCGGCGCAGGCAGTTTGTCGCCATCCGGATGCGGCGGCAGGTTCCAGAAACGTTTGCGCCGCTCGTTGATGGTCATGTCCTGCCGGCTGGCATCCGCCTCGCGCAGCCGCATGTCCTGGTTGATCGGGCGCACATCGGCAAATCGCGCCTCCAGGTCATCCCCATACCAGGGGTGGATGATCTGGGTATTGATCTGCTCGGCATACAGGCCGTGCACCGCGTAGATGCGCTCCATAAATTTGGCGTAACCTACCGTCGAGTTGGACTCGGTCGCGTTTTTGTCGGCGTAGCCCGGTGGGTATCCCAGCACCTGGTAGATTTCGTCTTTGGTCGCTGCCCGTCCGCCCAAAAAGTCCATGTCTTTGGCGTTGTAGCCCAGCAGGTTGACCGCCATTTGATAGGCATTGGTCACCACCGTTCTGCGCCGGTAGGCCGCATAGTCATCCTCAAGCTGCGATTTGACCGCGTCCACGTCCGCCGGGTCGATCGGCGCGTTCGGGTTGCCCGAGCTCAGGTTGATCACCGCGCTCGGCATGACGTTGTCCGAGCCGAAAAATGCCCCGTTCCAGCGCGCCATGGCCATGTCGCTGTCCACCGGCAGCATCCCGGCCACCAGCGGCGACAGCCCGCGGAAAATATCGAACGGGTTGGGGTACTTGAAATGGCAAATGTACTCTGCCGGAATTTTATAGATCATGCCGTTGGCCTGGTACTCGAAATAATCCACCATGCGCCCCGCTGAGCCCGGCCAGATGTTGACCGCATTCGACGGCAGCGGCCAGATTTCCGCCAGCTCGCCCATATCATCCGGCGCCAGAAACCAGTACGAATTGCCGTCCAGATCCTGCCACCAGTGGGTGAACTGCCACAGCAGCGCCCGCCCCATGATCGGGTTCGGCTGCCGTATGACCCGCGTGAACGGATGCCCGTTGATCACCAATCCCTCATCGTTTTGCCCGTCATCCCGGTAAACCGACAACCGCCCCTTGCTGACCTCCATCGCCTTTTCGTTGATGGCGGTGAAAACCCAGGAATTCTGGATGGCGCGCTGCTGGGCGCCGGTGCGTTCCGGCGAAAAATTCCCGCCGCGCCATTTTCCGGCTTCAGCGGTTGCGCCCAGAAATGCCGGGCGCTTGGCGGTCGTATCATCGCTCATTCCGCTGCGGAATGCCCGCAGCGTTTTCCCCAGGCCAAACGCAATTCGTTCCGCGATATTGATTTGATTCATGCCTGTTTGCTCCTGGCCTTTTGTCCGACGTGCAGCCGGGTGGTTTTGGGTGTCGCCAGCATTTGCAGCCCTCCCGAGGCCGTGTCGACCTGGTCGTCATGCGCCCCGGTCGGAAAATCGACAAATTCCGCAATGAACGCTTCGATCCATGGCCCGCGTACCAGAAAAACTTTCCCGCCCTTGGCCCGCCCCTGCAGCGGGCGCGCCCGCATGACCTTGTCATCACTGACCGTGATTCCACGTATTGCCACCCCGATCAAATCCGGATCGCTGATCAGCTCCTGGAACGCCAGCTCCTGGAACGCGTTATTCTCAACGCCCCAGTCCGTGCCCAGCTCTTCCTCGGTCAGCATCGCCGTTTTGATCCGGCTCTTGAACTCGATCCAGCCCCTGGCGCGGATCATGCCCCGCAGATACAGGTTGGCGCTTGCATCCATTGCGATGGCGATGGTCGAATTCCAGTCCGCGCGCGTACTTTTGGAGATGGCCAGATCGCAGTACCGCACCCAGCGCAGCCCGGCTGGCAACTGGTTGCGTTCAATCACTTTGAAATCGCCCGCCCCGAAATAATCTCCCTCCTGGGGCCGCGGTTGCTGTTGATACAGCGAGTGCCAGTCGCCGCCGTTGCCCTGTGCCTCCAGGCTGGCTTTGAGAGAATCCAGAATCGACCGCGGGAACTGTTCCTTCCAAAGTACTTCGCCCGGTTTCCTGCCCAGCGGGTCGCTCAGGTTGAGGTAGATTCCCTCGCGCATTTTCTCGCGCTGCTGTGCCTCATCGACGGCATATTCCTCGGGTTCCAGCGCAATCGCTGGCAGGCACAAAATATCCCATTGATCGGCGCGTTCATCCTGCACCATCGCCCGCAGCAGTTCACCGGTCAGATCCAGCCGGTGCCAGCGCGTGTGCATGATCACCACCGCCGAACCCTTGCGCAGCCGGGTCATGGCGCTGGATCCAAACCATGAAATGACGCTCTTGCGATATTGCAGGCTGTCCGCCTGCTCACGGTTTTTGAATGGGTCATCCACCACCAGCAGATCCGCCGGTCGTCCGGTGATACCGCCGCCCACGCCGGCCGCGATCACCCCGCCCTGATGTGGCGCCCGCAGCGCCCAGCTCGTGCTGGATCTCGAATCAGTGCTGATGTCAACTGGCTCCTCCAGTGTTGATCGCTCGCCAAAAACATTGCTGTAACGGTCGCTGGTGATCATGTTGCGCACCTTGCGGCTGTTCTCGCTCGCTAAATCTGCGCCGTATGACGTTAGAATGATGTTAGAGTCGGGTCTGCGTCCCAACAGCCATGCCGGGAACCGCTGGGCAGCCCAGGTCGTCTTGTTGTGTTGTGGCGGCATTTCAACAATTAGCCGCCCAATGCCCTCTGTCCCGCCGCTGGCGATGTAGCGCTCGACCTGTTCCAGTTTCTTGCATAGCAAAAAATGATGAGGGCCAAGTATCTGATCCGGCATCATATACTGGCCAAACTGCGCCAGCCGTCGTTTTGCCAGCTCGCGCCGCGCGCGTTCCGCCTGTGCCTCCACCGGCGTGATCCGTTCGGTTCTACTCGTCGCCAGCATCGTTTTCCTCGCTGTCGGCGTCATTTTCGGTCGTCGCTACCGGTCCCGTTTTCCCGAGGCTGGCGATCTGCCGTAGTTCCTCCTCGGTCATTTGACCCAGGTCATCCGGTTTATGGCGTTCGGCATCCACCTGCACGCGTGGCACGTAATCGCCCATCATTTCCAGTGCCATTTTGCGGTCCTGGAAATTTTTGTAGTCCTTCGTGCTCGCGGAGGTGATCAGCGCGTCCATGATGTCCGCCCGGTGCTCGAACAGTGGGGCGGCCTGGAACAGCGCCACCGTCTCATCGATGGCCGGGTTTTTAACCCGCCAGGTCCAGATCTGTCGGTCACTGGTTAATCCCAGCACGTTGGTCGCCAGCTCCTCCTGGGTTTCAGGAGATCGGCTTTTGCGCGGGCAGCTCGCCCAGGCGATGTAACAGGCTACCCGCCAGCTCCAACCCGCCGACCGCAGCTCGGCATAACGCGCAAACCATTCCGGTTTGTCAGCGCCGTCGTCCAGTTGCAAACGCGCCGTCTCGGAACGCAGCCGCGCCTCGTCCGGCGTGACCATGCCCGGCTCGATCTCGTCGATCTCGAGCCCGAGCGGCATCTGCTGTAGTACGCTCCAATCCGGTTTTTGCAGCGGTCGTTTCATGGTTTCACCGTACCGACGGCCCGTTATAGCCGACTGTCCGCGCCCATTCGTCGATCAGCCGCGCCCACAAATCCAGGCTGACTGTATCCGGCGTCGGATCGCTGGCCGCAAAACCGGCCATGTCGGCCAGTTGCGCCCAGATTTCCGGCAGCGCTTTGGCATGCTGCATCGACCACCAGGTGATCCCCGGCAGACCGATTTCCCGCGCCGTTTGTTCGAACGCGCGCAGCGCATCCGCTTTGGGCGTGCCGCCGTCGCCGATGTAGGCTCGCCCCGCCGGGACGATCGGTTTATCGGTAAACTGGCGCCATTGCGCCAGGCTGTTTGTCAACCAGTACAGCGCGTCCGCCACGGTTTCGCCGCCCCAGTACACCATCGGCATGCCCACATCGCAGAACTGCATGTACGCGCGCGCCACCGGCAGCGGGTGCCAGGTTGCTCCGCTGCGCGGGCTGCGCCACAGCGCCCACGAGCAAAATGCCGCTGGGGTTACCGGGCAGGATTTGCGGAACCGGCTCATCACCGCGTAGGCGTTGGCCTCCGCATTGGACCGGCCGTCGAACTGACCCTCGACGTCGAACACATAGCCGTCCAACCCGTAGCGGTTGACCTGGGTGATGGCGATGTCCGCCTCGCCGGTTGCGTTGGCGCCGTACAAAAATCCGTAACCCATCACCGCGATGCCGCGAGCGCGCAGCGCAGACACCAGCGGCGCGGACAGGTTTTCGCTCCAGCCGATGACCGGCGGTTTGTAGGCCCAGGGCCCATCCGCTACCTTGACGATCACCCCCTCGTACCCGGCGTTTTTCAGCCAGTCGACGATTTCAGTCGGTTTCCCGCCTGCTACCGCCGGAACCTGCCACAGGAAAATAGTTTTTCGGAAAAATGGATTTTTCACGCTGCCCTCCGTTTGCGCACGACCCCGTTGGCCACATTTTCGATGCGGTCGGCGCGCTCCGCCGATTTGCGGTCATGCACCGTCAGCGTCTCGGTCAACATATCGATGCGGGAGATCAATTTACCCAGCACCTCGTTGTTGTCCCGGTCACGTCGCGCCTGGTGATCCTGGATTTGCTGGTAGAACTGCTGCCATTTCAAATCGCGCAACCCCTGCGAGTCATCGCGTTTGGCCTCCATGGACTCATACCAGCTACGCTGCTGCAAATTTTCACCGGTCTGCCACGCGCGGTATTCCCGGAAAATTCGCCAGGCTGCCAAAATTGCAAAACAGAAAACCACGAAAACGATGGCAGCCACGGCGTATTGGTCCCACATGGTTGCCTGAGGCACGGGTAATGTTGGCATGGGAGTGATCTCGCTCATGTCAACGGGTGGGGTTGAACGAGGGTATTTTGCCCTCCAGGGCCACCCCTGCGATATACGCTCCCAGCACGACTGCAATGTCCGCCAGTTGCCCCTCCGTGATGCCGAACGGTAGTTTCACACCGAATCCATCCAAAAATATGACCGTCAATCCCACCGCAGCCGCCCAAAATTTGCGCGAGCGGAACACCCCGGCCCAGCCGCCCGGGCCTGGGTCCACGCTGACTCCGATGACATAACTGACCACAATCACGGCCAGGCCAGCCCCCCGCTCCTGGTCGATGGCAAACGAGGGTACGAACGCGCTGATGATGATCACCAGCAGCGCCAGAACGGTCATCCAAAATTTACGCGACGTGAACAATTCCTTCATGTTTCCCTCCGTTGGGTTAAAAACGAAAACGCCCGACATCCAATGGATGCCGGGCGCTCATCTCCGACTGGTGCCCGAACAAATATCGGGCTTGCAATATGCTATTTTTATAACACAAACCGAATCGGATTACAACTGCACAATTTTCATAGAACAGTTAGAACATTAGATTAGAGTTTGCAAAACAGTTCGCAATCCCTCAAAACCTATTGACATTTGAATTGAATATGTATATAATCATATCAAATAATTAATCTACTTCAACGGAGGGTGAGATGAACGAATCGAGCGACATACCTGAAAAAACGAGTGGATTTGGGATCGGAGAGCTGGGCACTGTGCCCGAGAGTAATCCAGAAAACATTGCGGAAACGCTGAGCATCGAAAACGAACAGTCTATCGCCTGGCATAAACACGATGAGCAACTCCGCCTCAACTACGGGTGCACAGAAAACACTACGCCAGGTGCAGGCTACCATCAGTGTGGAGAGATCATATCAACGCGCGTGTACCACTCTGGAACGATGGGTAGCCGTGTCCTGTGCGAGGCGCACTGGATCGAGTACCACTCCAGCAGTCTGCCAGGCGTGGAAAAAAACTTCGGCGCTATTATGACAGCCCTGGATGAGCGCGCTGGTGTCGAACGCTCACGCCCTAAAAAATGCGCTCGCTGCGGAAGTACTGATGCCACCTGGAACAGTGGCGCTGGCGAAGATTTATGTTCAAATCACTGGGACTCATATTAATCACTGGTGTAGGCAACAATGAAAACCAAAACGATTTATAACATTGAAACTGGTGCCGATGTCGCCACCGCGATCACGGGCACTTACTCCGGGGTGGGAGTTTATGTCATGAACGACGTAATCGCCACTCTGGGTGGCATCGAAACTGCGTTCCACGAGATCAAACGCCTGGAAAACCTCAATTTCCTGCCCCGTATGGGTGGCGAGGGCCACCCCATAACCCTGCGAGACATGGCTCTGGCTCGTGAAAATGAGCGGTTGGGAAAACGGCATTGGCGGTGGTACCACCTCGAGGGGTCGAGCGTTCACGCATCGACCGGCTATGATGTGGTGTACGGGTACGGGTATGCTGAGAACGAAAAAATCATTATCGTTGACGCTCATGGGAAAACAGTTTATCAGGTGAACTATGACCGGTAAACCGGGAAAATCAGGCGGTTCGCGTCCAGGTGCCGGGGCAAAACCCGGCACTTCTGGCGGCGCTCGCCCCGGCGCAGGCCGCCCAAAAAAAAATCTATATCTGTCCATGGGCGACCAGGTGCTCATCAATAACGCTCCATACACCGTGGCAGGCATCGCCGGAAATCTCATCACGTTGATGTCCGGCAGCGAAACAGTGACCTTCGAGCGCGTTCCGCTCACTACAGGCGGCAATCACGTCACAGCAGATGAACGCAACGAAATCCTGTCCTATGTTTCGTCCCTGACCGGGACCGACGAAGAAAAAATCGCTATGGTCATGAACCATTTTGGTATTAATCGCTATCGTGCGATGTCTGCGGTTGCAACGATAACACGCAGGCAGCGCGCGCCCTACCAAAAATAAAAAAATCAATAAAATCTAAGCCCGCCGGTGAAGGCGGGCTTTTTCATTGTGCCCGGTTCATCGCCCTGGTCCGCTCCAGCAGTTGCTGCAGCGCCTCCTCGCCCGGGATCCAGGTGCGCACCGATCCGCACACGCTGCAGCGCACATCCGTCACATACCCCTCGATGATGGCGATTACATCTATCTCCCCCAGTTGCGCCACCGACTGACCCAGATCCAGCGCCTGACGGTACAACAGCAAGACCCGCACGCCCGACCCATTGCGTACCACCTGCCCCATCTGATGCCCGCCTGGGCAATGCCAAATTTTGATCTCGCTCATTTCGCCCTCTCAACCATCAGGATATACCCGCGCGGCAGCTCGGGCAGTGACTCCAGCCGCACCGCAATCTGTTCATCCGCATCCGCATAAACCATGACCGTGTCGGTCGCTCCGTTCGGGATGCTCTGTACCAGCGCTGCCGTTGGCCAGCGACAGACCAGATCGACATACGCGATTCCCGCGTAGCAGATTGCCTCGCGCAGCGTCTGATTTTTATCGACCATCCATAACAACGCCTGGCGCCCCTCCAGCCAGGCCGGTCCGTTGTGGATGGCCACCAGCTCGCGGGCTGGCCACCACAACCGCAGGTGATGCAGATCCAATCCCCGCTCGACCTGGTGCTGCGTTTCGACCAGCGGACGCGAGTAATGCGGCACGCGCGCCAGCCATGGAGCGGCCTCGACCGGCGCGCCCATCTGTGCCAGGTGCATCCAGCGCAGCCCGTTTTGGTTTAATGTGTTTTCCAAAATTTCCACGCTCATTGTTTCGTCTCCTCGCCAAATACATCCCGCCACTGTAGCCCGCCCAGGATGATGCCAACCTCATCCTGACCGTCGCGGTACAGCCGGATGAACTGCACCCGTATCCCTGCCCGCTGCAGGATACGCAGGATTTCGGTTAACCAGGTAATGGGTTTAGGCATGGCCATGTTTTTTCAGTTTCTCGCGCCGCGCCTGGCGCGCTTTGGCTGCTGCCCGCCGCCGGTCATGCCGGTTGGGGATGAAATAGGCGGACGCGGTTGGATCCTGCTCGTATTTCTCCTCAGCGGTATTTTTCTCATAACATTCATCGATATATCCAATCACTGCCGCCCGTGGATCTATGCCGGTGCGAATTTCCTCTTCAATTTCGAGGAGACGTTTTTCTTCTTCGTTCATTTTTGGCCATCCATTTTCAGGGCAGTGAACGCGATTTTGCGCATGTCGGCCAGATGATTTTGAGTGGCCAAGAGCGACCCGGCGCTGCCCGATCCCTCGGTAGGCCGAATCCCACAGTTCCACAGTTGATCCATCAATGCCTGTGCGGCCTCATAATCGATCTGGAGCGATGCATTCGGAATACCATCTGCCTCGCGCAGTTCTTGAAAAATCACCTCGCCAACTGCGTGGGTGGTGGCCGTGTCGCTGATGATCAGCAGCTCAAACCGTGGGCTCCACGCCGCCCGTTGTGCTAAGACAGAAATTTTGTTCATCGCTCCTCCTGATCGTCATCAAACTTTTTGGCAAACTCAAAAAGCAACGAGCGCATGTGTTCCTCGACCACCCATGCATCGTTCCATAGATCCGCATCCCTGCGCTCCAGCACCGCGGTCTTCACCAGCTCGGCCAACTGCGCCGGTTCGATCGCGTCCAGCTCCCAGGATGACTCTCCGAACTGCCGGGCATAATTGGAAAAACGCGAATCTGTTTCCTTTGCCGGGTTTTCGGGTGGTTGCCAGATCTCGATTTGCTCTCTGTTCAACGCCAGCCGGTCGACTTCGATGTTGTGCAGACGCGAGTACATCTCGAGCCGTTCGCGCACGTCGCGGGTCATATCGATCCCGCTGGGATCATGGTCGCCCAGGTAAAGTACGCATATTTTTTTACCGGCCTTGCGTTTTTCATCGATGCGCTTGCCGATTTCGTACATTGTCGAGGAGCTGCAATAGCCCTTGTTGGCGGTTATGCCGATGTCCAGCTCGCGGCAAACCGGCACCAGCACCCCCGATAGGGCGTCCTTTTCGACCATCACCTCGATGTGGTAGGGCTGTACGCGCCATTTGTCGATTCGGAACTGCTGAGCCGCCGAGTTGACAATTTCGCCCGGGCTGTTCCAGTGGCCGGGGATGTTGGTGTCGCGGTTGCGATCCTCGATCATGCCCCAGTCGATCAAACCTGCCTGCCGGGCGTTGCTAACCAGGTTGCCGATATTTTTGTACGACCGCAGGCTATTGGGAATGATGTCTCTGGCAACTAGCTGGTAGTAAAGCTGCCGTAGTGAAAGCCGGTATCCCTGGCGGCGATACTCCTCCAGTACCTGGTTGATCCGTCGGATCATCAGTACGTTGGCAGCGCCGAACGTCCGTTCTATGAACGCCTCTTTCATCGCTCCACCGCCGGAAACTCATTCCACTCGCGGCCATCCAGCATCCGGCCAGCGGCTTTTTTGCCACAACGGAACATGCAACCAATGTGACCAGGGTGTGGCCATTCGATGATTTTGTGAGGTTCTTTCGTATCGCACAAATAATCAGGTGCCCACTCCCCCCACTGTTTGAAGAAAAACGGCACTTCCGCAGCAACGCACTGATCCCGCAAACGTCGCGCCCAATCCGGGTGCATCAGCCTGGCATTCGGGCCGCTTTCGCCGCCGGTAATGACCCAATCTAATTTTGGACCATATTGAGGTTCCAGTGTGAATGGAAAATGTAGTCCGGTCAATGATTGATAACCATAGGCGCCCATGCCCTCCCAGATAGTACGGTTTAGATCCACCGTCCCTAACAGGGGTTCGCAGCTGACGAATCGCACTGCTGCCGGCGTCTGCAGCAATAGCGGGATCCGTTCATCGGCAGCCTTTTGATCTTCAACCGACACACCCAGCCAAAGGTTTTTGATCGGCCAAAACGGTTTATAAATCCTTCGAGGTTGTGGACCAGAAGAAGTAATCCAACCTTTCTCGATCTCGGCCCACTTGCTTAAGTAATCCAGCATCCTCTCTGGTCGTTTGGTCAGAACCATAAAGGTATGAGTGGCGCAGCTTGATATCATCACCAATACTTCTGCCAAAAACCAGTCTGGCACATCCTCATGAAACAGGTCGCTCATGCTGTTCACGAACACCCGCCGCGGCTTTTTCCAGTGCAGCGGCATCTCCAGACGGTCCGGGTGCAGCTGGATCGTGCTGAATGGTTTGGCATATTGTTCGGGCAACTTCGCCCCTGCCTGGTAAGCCCGGTGCCTCCGGTCATGCAACGTTTTGGCGTAGCAATGCGCGCAGCCGCTGGAAACCTGGGTGCAGCCTGTGACCACGTTCCACGTGGCATCGCACCATTCGATCTTGCTTCTATCGCTCATTTTCGTTCGCCTCCATTGACGTTATGCACATGATGGTGCCAGCCGTGCATCGTACGTGTCCAGATTTTCGTCTCGCACCAGGTGCAGCGGCATTTGCAAACGCCATAACTCATTCCGCATCTCACACAGCGCCCGTTGCTGAAATGTGTCGTCTCCAGCCGTGATTTCTCGCGCGGGGTCATATTGACGGGGATAAAGGGGGCGGTTCGCTGACGGCGTCCCCCGTTTCGACAGGTTTGTCTTTTTGGGGGCGCCGACTGACGGCCTTCTCGTGCAGTTTGCGCTGGTAGTCCCGGTTGTAGCGTTTTTTCCTTTCAGCCTCGCACTCCGCTGAACAGGTTTTGTGCCGTTTGATATGCACCGGCTCACCGCAAATCACACAGGTTTTCACGGTTTCAGTCAGGGTCAGCGGTTTGGCTTTGCCGGTTCCCCTGACAACCGTTTTAACTACAGCCCTCCCAGGTTCCGGATCAGGCTCAGTTGGCAAAATTCCGATCGGTTCCCGGTCGTCCTCCGCGGCCTCGCTTACGAATATCCTGCCGCCCAGGGCAATCGCCACGGCAGCCAGATCCGGATTTTCGATCTCATACAGCAGCCGCGGATTGTCCAGCTCGATCCGCATGTGCTGCGCGACCTCCTGCAAAATCATATCCTCGCTGGCATTAATCAAAATTATCATCCCTCACCTCCTTGTGAAATAAATCCGAGGATAATCAGTTGTTTGCCAATAAATTCCGTATACCTCAGCGGAATAGCATTTCGAATTTCATTCCAGTCCATCCAATCGATCTCCATTAATTCCTGCGCCTCGTTGAGTGATCTGGCAATACGGCATAACCGGTATTGCCTGTAACTGACGCGCCGTCCATCAGGTCGCTCGCCATAGACGCCTATGGTGTAGGGCTGCTTCAAATGGTTGCACTTGGGAATACCCAGAAATAGAACGTTTGACTCGAAATGCCTATGTCGCGCCACGTGGGGAAGGCCCAAAGCCGCCCCGCAGAGGATGAACTGGGTGTGAAGCGGGCTGTTCTGGACATTTTCAATGACGAATGGTTTCCCGTTTTTCAAAAGTCCCCGCCTGGTTACTGCGATTAAATCCGGATGGTCTGGAACATGGCCAAACCGTGCGAGAGTGATTCGTCGCATGCCTGTATATAACTGGCATGGTGGGCTGGCATGGATCACATCGAACTCACGCCCATGGGCTTCCAGGTAATCCAGCGCATCTGCCTGGTGAAATTCGAATGGATAATGTGGCTGCGGATTAATATCAACTCCAACCACTTCGTACCCGGCCTTGTGGTATCCCATGGCTGCGCCTCCAGCTCCGCAATACAGATCGAGCAGCCTCACACTCGACCTCCTCGCCTGTTTAACTCCCGGCACCGGGCCGAGTGAAACCGCTGCCGTGGATGGCGCGGTACGAATTCGATATAACAGGCCGGGTATTCGCATAATCGGGAATCGGCCAGGATCAGCGCGCCCGGGCGCACATTCCCCAGCGCCTGGATGGTCACAGTGTGGCTTTGGGCCAGCTCGAGCGGGGTATCGTCCAACACCGCGCCCAGCCGGAACATGGCATCCACCAGTTTTTTGCCCGGCTCGATCTTGCGGTTGAGCACGTTGCGCAGATAGCGCCAGCCCCAGCCCGGTTCGTGATGCGCCAGCTCCGCCAGCCGGTCCGCCACCCGCTGCAGCTCAGCAACGGATATCAGACTGGGGTCATGATCGAGCGCCCGCAGCAGGTCAGACAGCAGTTCTGCCCCGTCGATGTCCATCAATGCCGCTCGCGCCTGTTTCGGTTTTTCTAACATGGTTCTAACCTGCGATGAGCTCATTTCTTTGCCCCTCCTCCACCCCGAGCCACAAGTCGTAGGGCAGCAACCGCCGGTCACGCACCACCCGCATGCCGTCCGGCAGTTCGAGCGGCAGCGCCAGGTTCGGGTGCGCCCGGCAGAGGTTGGGCCGCCGGTGGAACTTGCACTCATAGTGCGCGATAGCCCGCTCCAGATCGACCGGGATGCCGCAGCGCCAGATCAGATAGATGCTGTCCATCGCCGCCGCCTACCCAAAAATCGCCACGATCAGCAGGATCAGCAGCGCCAGCAGCCCGTAAGCTGCCGTTTCCAGCGGGATGCCAACCATGCGTTCGCGGGCAATCTCATTGCGATATAGGTACTCCAGGTCGCGGATGATCACCACTGCCCGCTCGCCCACCTGGTCGCTCAGCGATCGGTCGTCATCGATCTCGACGTACCCTTCCTGCCCGTCCGCCGTTTTCACATAACACCAGTTTTTCATCTCATTTACTCCTATTGTGAAAAATTACACTTGCTGTGAACTTCAAAAACCGAGTATTCACGAGTATTCACACACTCGCAGCAGCAGGGTTATCAAAAAACCGACGCGCCATCATATAAGTTAACCAATGTTCAATGTATTCACCCAAAAAGCGGGTGAAATGGGCATTTTGCGGGTTTTTGACCTGCGATTCTGCCAATTCTGCTAATTTTGCTGGTTGTGAACTATGAACTATGTGAAGCACATAGGAAGGGGAGAGATTTGTTTTGTGTTGAAGATTAAAATTTGTGGCCTTTTTGCTGCCGTTTTTAATCTTCGTTACAAAACAAAAGTAGTATCTGCCTGCATAGTTCGCGAAGTTCATCAATTCACGCATCGCCGTTTCCTCCCACCGCCAGCGCTGGTTGGATGGCTCTGGGCTGTTCGGGTTGTGGTCCAAAGTCGGCCGGGTTGATCCCAAATTTGGTGGCCAAGCCGATCATTCTTGGCTCGTTCCAGTAGACGAAAAATCCGTCGCGCCGCCGCTCGCTGATCTGTAGTTGCAGCTCGTCCCGCACGATCCGCCCTACCCGCTGGGCTTTCAGCTCCGTCCGTTTGAATTTCTTTTGCCCCTGGGCGTCATCGTCCTCCTCCTCCTCATCGTTCATCATGTTCATCATGTTCATAATTTCATTGGTCATTTTGGTAATGTCCCCAATTTTTATGAGGTTATTCCCCTGTTCATCCACCCGCACGCATTCCTTGTGCTTGTCCGGATAGTTCCAGATCGACCATAGCGCCTCGATCACCCGCGCGGAGAGTGTCATCGATTTGCTCAGGATCGATTCAGCGTAGTAATCCCGCAGCGTCATCCGGATCTCGGCCTGTTGCTCCGGATCATCCCTGGCGATTGCCAGCAGCGGCCCGGCCACCTGGTTGAGCCGTGGTGAGATGGTCATGTCGTAGAACTCGGCGTCCACCTCGATGTCCGGCTGCCAGTTCTCCAGCCGCCAGCGCACCAGCAGATTGCGCAGCGCCTGAGCGCGCGCCCGCATCGGCGCGTTGATCGTCAGCGGGATGCCAGCCGCCACCAGCTCGGGCATCTCGCGCGATACCAGTTTGATCGTCAGGCTCCGGCTGCCCACCGCATCGTCCCGAAATTCTTTTCGCATAGCCACCAACTTGGGGCAGAACGTTTGGAACGCCACGGCCTCCCACGTTTTCTCTCCGTCCGGGCCGGTCATTTCCACCGTGCGCCAGATCGGATTGCCACGCATGGCGCCCAGGTTATAGAATTTGACCATGTCGCTCTCGGTGTCCGACTGCTGCAGGTCAGCCTCGTCGATGTACACCGTGCCGCGGTAGCGCTCCAGCGATCGGAACAGGGAACTGGTGGATCCGGCGCCGTTGGCGGTCATGGTGCGGTAACACACCAGCCCGATGCGCCGCATCAGCTCCGATTTTCCGGCGCCCGCGCTGCCCATGGCTCGCAAATAGATCACTGTTTCGAACGCATCGTACAGCCAGGTGGTGATCACCCAGTAGGCGATCAGCCTGCCCATTTTGTCGCTCGGCAGCAGGTAAATGGATTTGAGATACATTGTGATGTAGCTGACCAGCTCGCGGATCGGTTTTTTATCCCCCAGCGCCGACGGGAAAATCACCCCGCCCGATTTCAACACATCGTTGGGCGGAGAGGGCTCGAAATATCTGCCGTTGATACTTACCCCTGGACCGCTGTCCACTATTCCGTCCGGGTCCCGCCAGGCCAGCATCGCCCGGTCGCTGTCGATGTCATACAGGTACTCGATCTGCCAGCCGTCCACATAGCCACCCCAGGTGTAGGTCGGGTCGCCCATGCGCTGTGCTTTTTCGATGATCCCGCTCATCGCCCGGATCATGCGCTCCAGGTCGCGCAGCGTCACCTGGAGTATCTTGGCCAGCCGCCCTTTATGTTGCGACAGGTCGAATTCGTCCAGCCTGCCGATCACCGCCACCGCCAGTTTGACCGCCTCATCGCGTTCGGCTCCCTCGCGCGCCCCGGCCCAGGCAGTCATGGCCTCCACGTACATCGGCGCCTTATCCAGCAGGCTTTTGATCAGCCGGTTTTGTTCATCGGCTTCAATGCCAGCCTGCGTAAATGCGCGTAGTAAATCATTGCTGTCCTTGTTGTCCTCGACCAGGTCATCCCGTTGAAATGAGCTCAGCTTATCCGGTATCGGGTAACGCGGACTGGCGCCGTCGATCCCGCGCAGGATGTTGTTGGCCTGTTGGGTGATCTCGATCATTTTGGCCGCCGCGTCCGCTTTGGGCGCGAACGTGATGTTGTCCGGGTCCCGCGCCAGTACCAGCCGCACCGTCGGCCCGATCTGGTTGGCGATGCGCCAGGCGCTGTTGATGCCGGTCACGTCGATATCCACTGCCAGGTACACGGTTTTATGCCGTTTGACCACCTCGGCCAGCTCGTCGCTCCAGTCCACCCCGCACAGCCCGATCGCGGCGTAGCCCCATACCCCCCAGCTAATGGCATCCGCCTGGCCCTCGCACAGCACTACCACCTCAGCAGCAGTAGCGTACTCCGCGTTGAGATACACCCGTTTTTTGCCGACCAGCGCCTCGGGCAGGTTGTAATGCGTTTTTTCGGCGATGGAGCGGCAGGAGAGGTAGCGCAACCTGCCGTTTTCGATGTGTGGGTACACCAGCCGCTTGTGGCCGATCATGCCGGGGATCGATCCCCGTTTCACCCATTCATCGTTTTTGATTTCGACGTCATGCCGCGCCGCCCAGGAGAGCACGTCGCCCTGGTAGCCCAGGATCGCAATCGCCGCCGGGCTGTCCAGCTCGACCCCCCCAAGTTGCATTTCCCCGCGCATTTCCTCGATTTCGGCGGCACTGCCATCGCCGGTGTAGCCAAGTAAAGCCCCCGCAGCAGTAGAAGTTGGGCGTTTTTTTTCACCAGGTTCATCCTGAGAGATCGACCAACCCCGCGACGCAACGTAGGCCATGGCGTCATCTGATTTTTGCAGCCAGCGCATGAAAACCCGGTGCGCCACGTCCAGCGCTTCCTCGCGCGCTCGGGCAGCAATGCGGGCGGTGTGTTCCTTCTGGCTCCACTCTGGCAGGGGCAGGTTTGCCCGGCTGCACGCTTCCTCGACTGCGGCTTTGAAATCGGTTTTTGCCCGGTGGGTGCCGCCGTACTGGATCCACTGGATGACATCGCCCCACTCTCCGTAGGAGTACCAGTGGTAGAGTTGGTTTTGTGTGTCCACCACCAACCCGCCATCGCCGGAGCGGGTGCATTTGCGCCAGCGTCCTCGCGGGGTCAACGGCCAGCCGTCAGCCTGGATGATGTCCTCGATGCGGAGCTTGCCCTTGACCTGGTCAACGATATCCATGAATTTCTCCGGGCGTTACTGGGATAATTGCAAAATTTGTCAGAGGGGGGCACTGACTACCCCCCAGGTCGAGCCGTCAAACCGAACGTAATTGCCCCCGCGCTGGCGTGCAGCTCGCGGTCATGCAGGTTATGCGACATAAAATAGCGCCGATCCAGGCGGCAAAACAGCCCAAAACGCCATGCCCTGGCCGGTTTTGTGTCGCATAATGCGTTGTTATGCGACAGATTTTTCCCGCTCGCATCATGGCCGGGCGCCCTTTTCTAGGCGTACACCCTTACACAGCACGGTTTGGTGAACTTTGTGAGTTTTTTCGCTACTGGATTCAGGACTGAATTGTGCGGGCGGGGAGGACGCGAGCCGGTTCGATGCGCGTTGCTGGACGCGGCGGATCAGGCTGGACGCCTGGCGCAGATCGTCAACTGCTGGCGCAAGCACAGATAGCTGCTGTGTGACCGCCATGGCCGCCTGGATGCGCTCTGCCACCAGGCGCAGATAAACGAGGGAGCTCCCCAACATGCCGAGATCTCCCTCGATCTCCTCGACCAACTCCGAGCGGTCAGCGGTCATCCGTGCCATGGCCTGGCCTCAGTGACTGCGCCTCATGCTCGGATATCTCCATGCGCGTGCGCGTTTCCAAATAAACGTCCAACTGATTGACTGCCGCCACTACCAGGCCGCCCAGCAGCGTTATGGCCCACAGCGCGTACACGGTGATCCACTCATCCCAGACGATCATCAGCACCGTGAATGGCAGTTGGATTGCCAGCGTCCCCAGCGTGTACGCCCATAGTTTGTTCAGCGGCCGTTTGATCATCGCCTGCGTTGGCCAGTAATGTTCCACGATCAGCAGCAGACAGCTGATCAGCGCCGTCAAAACAATGTTCCAGATCATCAGCATTCTCCGTGTGTAGCAAAGCGGCTAATTTTTGGATGGCTAGGTGAAATCGCACTTCACGCCTGCCAGGACAGGGGATCTCGACGCCAGTTAAAACAACTGCCATCCTCATGATGGGATGTCCTCGTATTGCGGTTCCGGCCGCTGCTGAGGATCCGTGATTTTGCTAAATTCCCGGCCGCGGTCGTATGCCTCGGAGAGCGCGATCTCCAGAAAGGTCGTGCCGTAGCCGTTGTTATAGTTCCAGGCAGGCATGAACAACGCGCTGCTACTGATGGACGGCACCACGTACGAGCCGTCGAACGTGCCGACGACCCATTTTTTTATGACCGGGTTGTAGCCCAGGAAAACACGGATGGGCGCAAAATCGGGCACGGAGATTGTGGCGCGTATCCGGTTGATCGACTGCGGAAAAAAAATAAGGTCTTCATTGTTGGCAAAACCATCCAACGAGACGTAGTTACGGATGTAATCCGGGAAGGCTGAGAGCACCGCATTTTTTAATTGCTCAACTGCCTCCACCCGAAACTTCTCCTGCTGCCGCTGAAATTCTTTGTGCTTCAATTCTCGAAACGCCAACCGTTCCTTGCCATTCAAAACGGCCTGCTGAATTTTGGGGTCCATTTTTACCTCCTATTTCGGAACCGCTGAGATATAAATCCGGCTTTTATCGTCCTCCGGAGGGCGGCAGGGATACGGACTGGTCAACTCGATGACCTCGTACCCGGCGCTCTCCAGCACGTCCACCATCTGATCCGCAATCGTTTCGATTTTGCTCTGCCCGGCGATCAGGCGCACTTTAACTAAACCGGCTCTGCTACCTGCCATGGATCCTCCTCAGATTAATTTTTCGACTGCCGCGGTCAGATCATCCCAGCCGGGCAGAATATAACGTTTGGTCGTTTCGCTGCGCGCATGACCGGCCAGCCGCTGAGCCACTGTCACGGGCTCGCCGGCGTCGATCAGGCTCTTGCAAAACGTGTGACGCATGCGGTGCGGCGTCAGCTCCAGCCCGGCCAGCCGCCCGATTTCAGCCACGCGCCGTTCGACGCTGCGAGTGGTGAGCCGGGCCGTGCCCTTACCGCTAAACACCGGCTCACCACTCTGTCCGATCCCGCGCAGAGCCAACCAGTAACCCAGCGCCCTGCGCGCTTCGGAGTTCATCGGGATCACACGCCGCTTGTCACCCTTGCCGCGCCGCACCACAATCCGGCCGGCGCGCTCGCTGAGGATCACATCTCCCAGGTCCAGCGCCACCAGCTCACCGACGCGCAGCCCGCAGTAGCGCATCAGGGCGATCATGGCCTGATCGCGTGCAGCCTGCCGGCGCCAGTGCTCCGTGGTCGCGCCGTTGACCAACCGCTCCACCTGGCGCATCATGCGCCCCTGTTCCGGCCGGCTGAGCCAGCGCGGTTCGAGCTCGACCTCCTCCATGGATTCGACGCCCTGGAAGGGGTTGTACGTGAGATGACCGGCGTGCTGCGCCCACTGGCAGAACACCGCCAGCGATGCGCGCCGCCGGTTCCAGGTGGCCGCGGAGATTTTTTCCACGCTCAGCGCATACTCGCGGTAAGCGCGCAGATCGATGCCGGTGATCAGCTCAGGTGTGAACGGCTCCCGGTTGATGTCGCAGAACCAGGCGCCAAACCGGTTGATGTCCGAGTTGTAGGCGGCTATGGTTTTGCTGGATTTTCCCCGCTGTTCCAGCCAGGAGCGAAAATCAGCCTGCCAGCCGGCGGAAATGATTACACGAGTTTGGGAGACGGTGGCCAGGTCGGTCATTTCGCACCGTCGGAGAGAGGTTTTTTAGCGACTTGTTTGTAACCAATGGCCAAATACCCAGCATCTATGCGATGAGACTGCTGGAGTTTACATATGCCCGTATTCTCAACCGCCTTGTCGATGAGCTGCTCAACCCAGTTGCGGTGTGCCTGATCGCTCCTGTCCATCGGAATCAACACCGTGAAAGTTTCATTTGGGGCAGGCAACAATATCCGCAGCCGCTCGATCTCATCCAATGCGGCCAAAAATTTTGCAATCCGCGCATCATGGTCCCGGTATCGGTTGAGCATTTTTCTTTGTCGCGCAATGGTTTCCGGCGTGAATTGGATTTCGCTCATTTCCGCACCGCCAGCGCCGCATCCAGGATGTCGAGCTGGGCGACGTTCCAGAAAATAAGGTAGCCGATATTGACGCGGGTCGACTCGAGGCCCAGGTCGTGCAGCACCCGTCCGACCAGGTGCGCTGTGGGTCCGCCCTCGATCAGCTCGGCGATCAGGCCGACCTTCATGCTGTAGCTGGTTTCGCCGCCGGTGTTGAAAATGCGGCAGTGCAGCGGATTTTCCGTTTCGTTCCGCAGCACAGCCAGGCAGGCTCGCGCCACATCGGTGATTTCGAACCCGCCATCCGGCGAGGCCGCGATGACGCTTCCTATGACTTTTTTGGAAAGTATTCGACTGTGGTACATGGCATTTGCTCCTATAATTTGCGTATGTGTCGTTATCTGATTTGGATATGGAGGGAAAAGCGATGGATGAAAAAGCGAAATTCGATGCGTTTTTAGATCAAGCTGAAGTGCAGTAGTTTGCCCGGTGTGTGGCAGTAATGAGTACTATGTCAAGATTGTGAAAATCACTGCTATTGAGGTTCATCCTCCCGATCAGCTCTTCTGGGCGGTGATCTGCAAACGCTGCAACCATGCTCGCCTGTTTGTTAGAGCGAGCGAGGGAACGGGATCAGACCCTTCGTAAAGGCATCAAATTCCCGCAGGTTGCTACACCCAAGCTCGCGCGAAAAAAGCCCTTTGTGCTGCGAGAGATAGAAATCATCGAGCGCCAAAATTGCCTGGCGCGCTTTATCTGATTCTGCTTCCTTGTCTTCCGGGGCAGCCAAAAGGGCTGATTTGCATAGATCGAGAATTGACTGGAGCTTTTCCCGGCGTTCAAACTCGATTTTGGTAACCACTCTGGTGCGGACAAAACAATCCTTGGCCTCGAGCAGCTTGCGCATGCCGGTAGATTTTTCAGGTCCGTCCGGCAGGGTGTCTTCCATCAGGTGAGCCAGCTCCGCGATTGGCTTGGCCACCTGCTGCAGCGCTTCGGGTAGATGGGCGTACTCAAAATAGTGGATGGTTGTGGTTGACATTTCAGATCTCCTGTTCTCTGAGTTTGGATACGAAAAATCCCCGCGCGCGCGGGGACTGTGTTACTTTGATACTTGCTCCGGCTCGTTGACGCTCTCCCCCTCACTGGCCATCACCCGGGCGTACAGCTCAGCCACCGCCAGGTCGATCACGTTGGCCTTCGAGCGGAACGTTTTTTTTGATATCTCAACGACCATTTTTTCTGTCAGCTCGAGCAGGGAGTACGTGCGCACAATGCGATTTTCGTTTGTTTCTTGGGTCATGTTGGCCTCATCAGCGAATAAAAATATATCAGTGAATTTATTATAATCACTGATTGTATTTTGTCAATAGGTTTATAAATATTTATTAATTTTTATTACTTATGGCTATAATCAGATTCATGACTTGGAAGAATTGGATTACCGAACAATATCTGCAGTGGCGCAGGGACAAACCCGGCCGCGCAGGTTCGGCAGCCAGTTATGCCCGCGAAATCGGGTTCGATCCTCAAATTCTGAGCAATTGGATGAATCGGGGGTCCACCCCGCGAGAGATGGAGACGATCCAAAAATTAGCGGCCTATTTTGGGCCGGTTATTTATGATGTTTTGGATATCCCCCAGGTCGATTACGTGTCGCTCGACAAATTGCCATCGGAATTCGGATCGAACTTGAAAACGGCAATATTGGAAATAGCGAGTGAATTAAACAAGTATTCCATCGATCCTGAATCGTCCGAGGCCGAGGAAATTTCACGCGCCATTCTCAATAAGCGGCTGTTGACTGTCAAAAAGGTCAATAATTCAGGATAACGCGGATCAACAACGATGATTTTCATTTCTATATTCCCCTCTCAAGAATAGTATAGTACACTTGTTCTACTATAACAAGAGGGTATTCCTGTTTACAAAATTGTAAGGAGGGGCAATGGATATCGTAATTGCGGGCGGATTGATATTGATCATCCTCATCGTGGCTGCATTGGCGTACCGGGTCAGGAACAGCAAAATTGATCCACAGATAGTCGCAATTCCAGCAGCGCAACCGGCAGTACCGGTCGCAACTGAAAAGCCGACCATACAAATCTGCCCATGGTGCAAAGCCGAAATTCCAGCCGATGCATTTACCTGCATGCATTGCGGTCGGGACGTGAACAAACGCATGCTTCAGGAAAAAATGTTCGGACAGATCGGAAAATTATTATGGCTGGTGTTTCTACTGGGCGGTATTTTGCTTTGTGCTTTGACCGGCGGATTCGGATTGTTGTTTTAATCAGAGGAAATAATGGCCATTTGTAAATACTGTGGGCGAACTGGCATATTTCTGACATTAAACCAACGGGGATTATGTGCAAGATGTCTTAAGAATATCGAAGAAGATATAAAAAATAGAGTTAGGATTGTTGAGGAAAGCGCAGAGTTAATTAAAACATCAAACAATCCCTCAACAATTAAAACCAGGTCAAAGGTTATTGTCGATCATTTGATTTTTTTCATGCAAGAATACCAATCAAGGGGTATCGAAACCACTCAGCCGGATCCCCAGACGTTTTTAAAAACAATAATCGCTATCAATAAAGAATTGGACGACGAGGCTCCAGAAACAAATTCTAAACTCGGAATTCAAATTAATTGGAATTTACCTCTTAATCCAGGCGGAAAAGAACCTGAAACGCCGGAAGAAATTCGAGAATTCCACCTCAATAAGTGGAAAAACAACCGGGTAACGTTTGTGCGTGTGATGACTGCAAATGATAGTTATGTGTGCGAATATTGCAAATCGATGCACAAAAAGGTAATTCCAATCGAAACAGCCCAGGACGGAATTCCTCATGCAAACTGCACCGCACTCAAAGGGTGTAGATGCTATCATCAGCCCGCGAAAGCCGATGCGTCCTAGCTCCGCCTTCCCCCCCGGTGCGAGCGTGGTTGCCTACCTGCGCGACAGTGGCCACGAAGATCAGGAGCTGTCGGTCGATCAGCAGGAGCACGCCATCCGCTCCTGGTGCGCTGACCATGGCCTGATCCTCACCCGCGTTTTCACCGACGCCGCCGCGCCGGGATCCTCGACCATCGGCCGCGCCGAATTCCGCGCCATGATCAGTCATTTTCATGCGGCGAATTGCGCCGATCGCGGCGTGATCATCTGGAAATTTAACCGTTTCGCGCGCGATATTGATGACGCCCAGTTTTTCAAGGCGGATCTGCGCCGCCGCGGCTACATCGTCCATTCGCTGCATGACTCCGTCCCGGACGGGCTGGACGGTCGGTTTTTCGAGGCGGCCATTGACTGGATGAACGCCCGCTATCTGGAGGATCTGAGCGCAGACATCAAACGCGGGCTGCATCACCTGGTGGATCAGTATGGTGGCATGCCGGGCAACCCGCCTAAGGGTCTCAAACGACAGATTTTTGAGCTTGGCAGGCATCGCGACGGCCGGGTGCGTCAGGCCGCGCGCTGGGTGCCAGACACGGACATGCTGGAGACGATCCGCCTGGCCTGGAGAATGCGGGCCGGTGGTTTTGGCTATGGCTCGATCCACCAGGCTACAAAACTCTATACCACTCGACAGTCGTATGCTAATTTTTTTCGCAACCGCATCTACATCGGCGAGCTGGAGTACGGCGGCCGCCTGATCACTGGCTACTGCGAGCCGATCATAGATCGAGACACCTGGGAGGTTGTACAAACCGTTATGGACGCCAATCACTCATCCTACCTGCACCTGCGCCAAAACCATCCGCGCCGGGCCAGGTCAAATTTTTTGCTGTCCGGTCTGGTGCAGTGCGCCATCTGCAAAACTCAGATGTACGGCAACGTTGTCATGCCCAGAGGGCAGCGCTATGGCTACTACGACTGCGCCAACCGGCGAAATGGCGCCTGCCCAGACGCCAAACCGATCCCTCAGGTGGTGCTCGAGGACGCGGTGATTGATAACCTGGTCAACCACATCCTGCAAACCGACAATCTTACGCAGTTGCTCAAAACCTACCGGCAGGACACGGATGATTTGAGACGCTCCACGCAACAACAGATCGATGCGCTAAACCGGCAGCTCGGGAAGGTACGGCGCCAGCTCGGCAACCTGGCCGACCTGCTGGCGGAGGATGGCCTCCGCTCTCGGGCGCTGATGAATAAGGTCCGCACGCTGGAGGCCAAAGAGTCTGAGCTGGTGCTACAGATCGGGGAGCTGGCGGTACCTGTGCAGCCGGTCGAGCTCAAACCCATCGACGAGATCATGCCGACAGTCGAGGAGATCAAAACGCGGCTGCTGACGCCGGAACGAAATGCGGACACAAAAAATATCCTCGCGGGCCTCATTGATCACATCGAGGTGCGCCGCGAGGGGAAAAATCAGTTAGTGGGGGTGATCTACTACTACCTGCCACCGGCCGGTAAGAATATTTTTATGCCTAAATGTCAAACGCCCGGGTGAGGGGGGCACCCGAACGTTTGACAGGCATATTTTAGCATGTATACCAGGTGTCTACAAGATAATTGTTTGAAAATGGTTTGTCAATTTTGTAAACGATGATTTCACA